GATCCGTGCTTGCCATGTTCTCCAAAATTATTAAATAATGGGTAAACGGGTCGAGGTCTTTTTTCATCTCCTGAAGCGTCAGATAGATAAATTGCTCGGTGGCTGAATTGGGGTTGAGGTGTATCATTTGAGAATAAAAAAGGGGAGGACTTGCGCCCTCCCCCGTCCTTTTAACCTAAAACCAAAAAGGAAAATCAAACAGTCGTAAACGTGAGGAGCGAATCCGAAGATGAAACGAAAGGAGCTGGAATAGCTTCTTCCGCTGTCAATTGCAACTGATAGCCGTTAAGGTCACCTTTTGCCGTTCCCGTTCCTACTGTGCCTCCCGTAGCTTCCGCTCCGGTCGTGTGACCCATGAGGATATAATTATCGTTGTTGTCTTGAATTATGATAGACAAGCGACCCTTCATGAGTTCGTAGATTTCCGTATTATCTACCGCGTCAAGGTTGGGCATAGTCAACTCCACGACTTGCGAGAAGAAGACAGTACCATTCTCAACGGAAGAGGTAACGGTTTGTTGAAACGATCCCGTGTTCTTGGTAAGTTCGAAATTCTTGAATACAACGGGAGTAGCACCGTCGCCGTCCGCCCCAGCTCCGGGGATAACTCCTGCGGCAATAGTACCCCATTCGTCGGCCTCGAATTGAGCGATCCAAACCCTTTTGATTCCTCCGATTTTATCTTTACAGGGGAAGGAACGCCCCGAAACTGTAATACTACAAGCCATATTTTGAGGAATTAAGGGGAGGGATTTAAAGCCCCTCCCCGATTAATTATGCGGGGATCTCTTGTCTCCAAACAGCCATACCGTTGAGGTCGACCAATTGGGTTCCTCCGCTGAACTTCATGATGACGCGAGTAACATCGTCACCCGTTACACCTGTCAAGTCCAAAACAGACGCTTGGATGTGGTCGGTCAACAAGTCGGTTCCGAAATACAAGTTGTCAATCTTCGAGATGAGGAGACAATCGTCAGGGAATCCGCCCGGAGTAATGATGTCATAACCAGCGTAACGAGCAACCAAACCATCGTTTAAGAACGGGAGGTTGTATGTAGCCGCAAGAGCTTGATAATACAACTGAGCAGAACCACGGCTCATGAAAATCTTCGTGTTCGGGTCTCCTGCGATTGTAGCAGGTGCGCCTTCTGTGCCTGCGGTGATAAGAGCCAAAGCGTCAAGGATTCCAACGGAAACGCCGCCGGCGGTTGCGGCGGCTAGAGGCAACGCAGAAACGGTCTCCCGGTCGGGTGCGCCGTCTACGATGTTCTTAATGATACCTGTAAAGCTCGCATATGGTGCGGCTTCTCCGAGGTCTTTCTGCCAGTTACCCGCCCAGATGTTGTGTTCTACACCTTCGGCGACTTTCGCGGCTACGTATTGAGCGGCAAAAGTAGTGAAGTCAGCAGGGGCATTTGAAGATTGTCCTCGCATTTGCATGCCTTCCCACGTAGCGCGGAGGTCTTTGTTGCAAACTTGCTCGTTGACTTGGAGGGCAGTCGCTTCTAGGATAGCTTCACCGAGAACAAGCGGATTTGATGCGCCCGGAGTGAAGGTACAAGTAGCGGCGGCCATGCTGACCCCTGAGAACTTGCGGAGAACCGCTTTCGAGTGTACGTTTTCAATTGTTGAAACGTAGTTATTCGCGAGAGTGTCCGCAGACAAAACCGCCGCGGCGACGTAAGGACGTGCCGCTTCGCCGTTGTATGTGCCGACGTTTACTGTAGCGTTAGCCATTATTTAGAGAATTGGTTGTGGATCGCGGCAACGCGCTCCGTGATTGATAAACTTTTTAAATCGACAGAAACGGGTGCTTCCATCTTTGGTGCGCGAGAGATTGATTTCGAGGCTTGCTTGCTCAACTCGGTAATCTTCGCGTCTCGCTCTTCAATTTGAGAGCTGAATTCTTTCTTCGCTTCTGCGACGGCTTCGGCAATCATACCGGCTACCGCCTCGCGTGTTAGTACCTCGGAAGACGCTTCGACTTCTTGAGCCTGCATTTCTTCTTCCTTGTCTTCTTCGGCTTCAACTTCCGGTTCTGTTGTGGCTTCGTTTACCTCAACGACCGCACCTTCTGCCACGACCAACATAGAGCCGTCGGCAAGGGTGTAGTCTCCGTCTGGGAGAGGGATTTGTTCGCCTTCGTCATTTACTACGAAAACAGAAACACCGACGGCAAAGGCTTCCGCGTCGGTTTGGATTTCTTGCCCGCTGTCAAGCGTAGCTGTTGCAAATTTTACCTCCTCCTTAGTTTCGACCTCCAATTCAACGGAGTATTTTTCGAACAAGTCGGAGATGCGTTCTTTTAGAGTCATCTTCGAGGGATTTGTATTAATAACGATTTTAAGGGGTCATTCCTTACTCTTAAGTTTTTCGGAGAGGTATTCTATACCTAGTTCGATTTCAACGGCTGAGAGAAGCTCTAATTCACTGAGCTTGGATTTTGCCCAACGAAGCCCCGCCTTCCCTCCCCATAAGAGATACGAGATAGTTCCGCATTCTGTGGTACTGTTTGGGTCGTAATATTCCCCCGCCCTTGAGAGATACGAGTACATTCGTTCGATGGTTTCTTGCGAGATGGGTTCGCCGTTGGCGAGTTGTTGAGCGCGTACCTTTCCCGTTTGCGTAGCGCATTTATTACCCTGCTTCTCGTTCAATTCTATGCCCCTCTTTGCGTTGTTCTTTACCGCGTCAGGGTAATCGCTGTACGACTCCATAACTACGCGCTGTCCCTCTTTATATCGCTTGTCTTTTTTGACGGTAGCCTTTGCGAGTTCGTACTTGTTCGCGAAATACCCCTCAATAGAGAAGCCTTTCACCGCGCCTTCCTTAACGAACTTCTCCCAGATAGCGTCGTTCTCTACCTTCATCGAAACCATCCACGTTCCGACAGGTACATCGAGGCCATACATCCGCGACTTGTCTTGCTCTCCTTCTACGATCCAACTCTCTACGAGGTGCAAGCCGTTGATTTTGTGCTCGTGTTCGAGCGTAGCGTTCGCTTGGTTGCCGTTCTTGAAGTAGAGCTCCATCGCCCTTCGGACGGTCTTCTTTGAAAAATAGACGTAGTATTCCTCTTCGCCCGTCTTTCGATAGATAGGCTTATCGGGGATAAGAGCCGCGCCCATAATGAGCCGCTTCTCTTCGTCTTGCGTTTTGAATTGGAGTTGCTGGTTCTTTAGGGCGACCCAATCGCTTTCTATGGCGGGTTGCTCTACGAGAGATATCGCGTCGATACCGTACATCTCCGCTTCTTCGTCGATTATCAGTTCTAATATGTTCATCCTACTAATGACGCTTGGTCGTTTATTCGTTGGTTTGCCTGTTGGCTGTTGCTTACTTCTGAAGAGACAACGTAAGTCCGGATACCCGTCTGCCCTGCTCCACCTCCTAAGAATCCGAGGTCGAGCTGTGGGCTTTGTGGAATTGCGCCTGTTGCTCCTCCCCCACTGTTTCCCGGAGGCGGTGGTGTTGAAGAGCTTCCGAATTTAGTTTTCTTGATTGTTGCGATTTGAGCAACTCCCGTTGCGGCGGCGATAGCCGCCTCTACAAATTGCGCTCCGGTCGCGAGTTTGATAGGGTTGCCACCCGCAGTCAAAGCACCCGTGACAGCCATTCCTGTCTGGATTATGGCTTGCGCGACTTGGAACTTCTTATTTCGTTCGAACGCTTTCTTCTGATCTGATTCGCTTTCTCCGGTAAAGGCTTCATTTAATTGTGACAAAGCCCCCAACGCGGCCGAAGCCATTTCAACCCCCTTAATTTTTGCGACATCGTCTGCGTCTCTTTGCACTTTATCTGCATCCGCTTTTTGCTTGCGGTATTTATCATCAATCGCTTTGATTTTTTGATTAAACGATTCAGTCGCCGCTTGTATAAGTCCTTCGTCGTCACCAGCGAGAGCTACGCGCATATCAAACTCCTGCATCAAAGCGAGTTCTTCTTGCTCTCTCGCGTTTAAAGACTCTCTATATAGCTCGTCTTCGAGAGTTTGCTTTGCTTTGAGTTGGTCTTGGTATGCCTTCTCCCTTGCTTCTTGCTCATCTTTTATCCGCTTCTTTTCTTCCTCGCTTTCGGCTTTTTGAGCCGCAGTTGCCTCCGCTTTTAACGAATTCAGTTCCGTTTGCAGTCGCTTTTGAGTTTTTAGAGATGCTGTCTGCAAGTCAATTACCGCCGCTTCAGCTTCTGCAACCCGTTGCAAGTCTTCCTCAGTACTTTCACCGAGAGCGACTTGCTCCCTCGTAATGCGTGCCCTCTCTTCTGCTAGACGCAGTTGTTCGTCAACTGTTTGTTGCTCCAAATCAACCGATCTTTGAAGGGCTTTAATTCTTTCCTCTATTGCAAGCGTGTCGTCTTCCGCTAATAACCTCGCTTCTGCGATTTGTTTATTGGTCTCCGCTCGTTGCTTTATGAAGTCTCTCTCTTCATCTTTCAGCTTGTTGAGGGCTTTCTCTAAATCGGCGGCCGCTTGAGCTTCTTTTTTTATTTCCTCCGTCAAATCGGCGACAGCTTCACCCGCCTTACTTACGGCATCCGTAACCGACTCAACACCTAAGAACACCTTACCAGCCGCATCGGTGGCAACCTTCCCGGCCTCCGAAAATTTGCCTTTTAAAGCGAGACTAATCGCCGTGCCTACTGCCGGAATGAGTTCGAGCATTCCTTCGAAGCGATTCATTAAGTTCTCCTTAATGAGCTTACCCAGGTTTTTGATAGTCTCTTGCGGGTTGGATATAGCTTCGAAAAGGATTTTTCCCATTTTCGAAAGGCGATCGCGGAGAACATCAACAACCGCGCCGAGCGTTGACATAATAACTTTAAGTTTCTCTGAACCCTCCTTTGTGCTTTGGAAGTACGAAACGAGTGAAGCGACAGCAACTACAAGTAATCCGATTCCGGTCGCGGCAAGAGCAACCTTAAAGGTTTTTAAACCCGTTACCCCCGTTTTGATTCCCGCTGTAAAATTCCTAAAGCCCGTTATAGCTCCTCCCGACATTTTGTCGAGTTGATTGGTCAACCCTCCGACGGCTGTATCTGTCTTCTCGACTCCTCCTTGAACGTCTTGTATAGCCGAGTCAACGTTTCCGGTATCGGCAGAAAACTTTAGAAGAATATCTTGTTGAGTAGCCATGAGGTAGTTTTAAAGAGGAGGAAGCAAACCCCTGAGATGTAGACAATAGCGAGAAACCAATCCAAGGCCTTAAACCAAAGGGGAACTTTCGTCTTCTCGCCTTTGTTTTGGAGCAGTTGAATCGCCTCTCCTATATAACGATGGTTGTCGAGATTCCTCATTGCTCAAAAGGTTGATAACAGCGTTGATTCGTTTCGTCGTAGATATATCCGTACTTCGTGCAACACGAACTGTT